CCGTATATTTTGCCGGCATAGTTTTAGCTCGTGGAGTCTCGTCCGAAAGCCGGATCTTTAGAGTTAGCCCATCGCATAAGCGGAGGAAGAATTGCGGCAAGTGCCGCTTTAACTAGATCGTCTGGTTCGTAATTGCCGGTCGCGACGACAGCGAGAACGGCCGCAAGCATTGAGCGAAGATAAGAAGCGAGCATCGCTTTAGATTTAGAGTTCATTTCCCTAATTTTCTAGTTCTAGTGGAGCTTCGAAGTCGCTAGTTTTTTCGTTCCATATAAAACCTATTCCGGCGTAAGTGTGGCCGGGAGTGTTAAAGAAAGTTTCGATCCATTTTCCGGGGTATCTTTCCGGGTTCTGTGCCATAAATTCGGTCGTTACGACGCGCAAGTCTATGACTATGTTTTGGTCGTTAATTTGTGCGAAGTATTGGATCATATTCTAAACCTAACCATTACGAGACCCGACGATCCGGCTCCTCCGTTATTATTTTTTCCGCCTCCGCCGCCGCCTCCTCCGCGATTAGCTGTAGCGTTCCCGCCGACGGCGTTCGAGCCTCCGTTTCCGGCGTTAGTGCCTCCGGTTCCGCCGGTTAAATATGATCCGCCGCCGCCGCCTGATCCGTAAACGACACTCGATCCGCTAAAGGTGCTCGTTAGTCCGGCGCCTCCGTTTCCACCTTGTCCGGCTTGCGGGTCGCCGCCGACGCTCTGACCGCCGCCTCCGCCGCCGCTATCGTTGCCACCTATTCCACCTAGCGCACCTTGATTACCTAATAAAACCGGTTGCGATGCTTGACCCGCTACGCCGCTTTGCCCGCGCACTCCTCCGGCCGTAGACATACCGCGAAGACGGCTCTTTAGATCTGCAGAAGATCCATCGCCGGCGCCGCCGAATCCGGCGTTATATTCGCCGATATATGAGACGGTCCCGTTAAAACCGTTCCCGTTAGTTGAATTACTGCCGGCGCCTCCGGCTCCTACTTGCACCGCGTAAGAGGCCGCCGAAAGATAAAGAGTTTCTAAAAAGATTCCGCCGCCGCCACCTCCGCCGCCTCCGCTATTGCTCGTATCTTCGCGGCCGCCTCCTGATCCGCCGCCCAGAATAAAACAATCGAATAGCCCCGCTTTAGTAATTGTTAAAGTGCCGTCGCTCGTAAAAGTTAAAAGAGTATACGAGATTCCGCCGTCGGTAATCGTCGAAGATGTTCCTCCGGTTGCCGTCCCGTAATTAGATCCCGCTCCCGCTAAAAAAAAAATTGAAGCACTAGCGGAAGTAAAAACTAAACGACCTCCGCCATATTGCACAAGAGCGAGACTTCCGCTTGTCGATACTGTGGCCGTTCCTGCTGTGATCGTGCAAGTTCCGCTCCCGATGTTTACGATGTCCACGACGTCAGAAGCGGCGAAGATAGAAGAATTAACGGTTATCGTCGTCGCCGAAGAAGAGTTCATATAGATGCGAGTTCCGGCGTCGGCGGCTGTAAGTGTGTAGCTTGCCGTTTTAGTTGTTGTCGGAATGTTGAACGTCGAATTTAATTGTGAAGCCGTGAGAACTGCCCCGGCTACGAATGGATAGGGAGTTGTCGCCATAATTAAACTATATCCTAAGCGCCGACGACGTTAGAGGAGTCCAATTTTCCGAAGACGGCATCGTCTAAAATTAGCTCGTAGACGATGGTCGTCGGACTTGTATAGATTCGCATTTTATGACCCGTCCGAGCGTCGATCGTATGTTCTAAGCCTTCGACGGCGAGCTCTTCGGTAATACTTGCCGGACTTCCAGATAGGAAGCTCTTAGTAATCTGGATCGTGTCGCCGATCTCCAAGATCGCTACGGCGTTTCGTTCGGCCGTAGTTAGCGACGCGAAGTTTATTTGCACGTCTGAGAAGCGCGGCTCCGGAGTAGGTGAGAGAAGATATTCGGCGAGCGCTAAAGCTTGCGCGTCGGTTGAGAGAAGAGATCCCGTTTTAGATACGGCTTGAGTCTGATAAAGCGTTATCGACGTCGCGTCCGAGTCAGTTTGAGCCGTTCCGCCGACGCGCTCGACTGTAGCCCGGTTAATAACTTGATCGGTCGAGTAGTCGATCGAAAGCCCAGAGTAAGCCGTTTCCGTTCCGTCGTCTTTGAAGATTACACTCGGCCCGCTAAGAGTGTTCCCGATTCGAGAATCGAACGTCAAGTCCCCGTCGCGTGAAACATAGACGCGACCGGCTTCCGCGTCGTCAGAGATCGCTCGAAGATATTGAGTAACCGAAGTTCCTTCCGATATTGGGTAAGCGCCGAGAGTCGTAGTTCCCGTCTGGATGTCGCGAGTTGCGGCCGGGTAGCCGACTTCGGGACGATCGAGAATCGTTGTAACTCTTGCCGATGAGAGTTCGGCCGACGGAGTGAACGCCGAAAGAAACGTATTTGACAATAGAAAGAGATCATCCGCGCAAGTGATCGTTACCGTAGGCACTTTTTTAGTGAACGCCGTTCCGTAGTCGTAAGCGAAGTCCACGACTCGACCTTTGAATAAGTATTCTCCGTTTCGCGAGAGTCTTATCTGCCGGAGAGGTGAGAGGCCGGGAGTGTCGTCCGTTTCGTCATAATAGACGGATGCTTCGTTATACGGATCGAAAGCTCGACTCGGATCTATGGCTTGAATGACCATCGTCCCCGGCGAGATCGAATCTAGGACGTTCTTCTTCCCTCTGAACGCTCGGATCGCTGTAACTTGTGCCGTGATCTCGGAGAACTGATCGACGCCGTCTAGGACGTAGGTCGTATTATTGAGGACTCCCTGCTGTGAGTCGTCTAAAGTGAAGCCGTCGCCGAAGCCGGTATCCATTTCGAGGACATAGTTCCCGCCGGTTATTATCGTCGCCATATTACGCGGCGATCTGGACGTCTACCGGCCCGCTAATAAGGTTATAGCGCTGTAAAGATTCGACTATCAGATTTGGAAGATTCGCGTCGGCTGTAACTGTGTTTACGGTTATATTCACGGGCGCGGCTTGAGTTCCGCGAGCCGATTCCATCGCCGCGATACGTTCCGCCATTCCGTAAGTCGTTAAAGCGCTCGTCTCTGGAGTGCTAAAAATTGTCTGATCTGGAATCCCGATCCCTACACTTCCGCCGCCTCCTCCGCCTCCGCCGCCTCCGCCGCCGCCTCCGCCGGGAAGCGTTAGGTCCGGGATAGTTAAGCCGGGAGTCGAGATAGTGCCGGGAGTGTCGATTCGGTCGGTTCTGCTAGGCGCGTCGAAGCCGCTTCCAGATGGTCCGCTCGGAGCGCTAATCGACGGGAGACTGATCGAGACGTTTCCGATTACGTCGATCTCGACTCCGGGTAATAAATTTAGTGCTTTGATCGCGAAGTTTACGCCGCTAATAATTCCGTTTACCATCGCCTCGATTACGTTGAGGACCGTTTCGGCGATTTTGATTACGAATTTTCCGAGCGAAACGAAAGCGTCTAATAGGTTAAAGACGACGTCGATTACGGGTCCGATAGCTTTCGCGACGATGTTGAAAGCGACGGCTAAAACTTTGCCGAGGATAGGAGCGATACGGTCCCGAATAAAGCCGTAGAACTGTAACAAGAGCTCGCCGTATTTACGGAATGAATCTCTATTTTCGTTAATTTTTTCGACGATAATATCGAAGATTTTTCGTAAGCCTTCGAAGATCGGGATCGCGATCGTCATAACAATAGGGACCAAATAATTAACGATTAGGTCGGCGAAGAATCTAAACGCGGGGACAAGATTATCGTTAAAGAATTTCGTTAAAGTTTTAACGACCGGGATCAGATATCTATCGAAAGCCGGGACGAGTTGATCGTTAATAAAGTTCGTTACGTGCGAGATCGCGTCCGCTAAGAATGGTCCTATTTTGTCGGCGAGATCCGTAATTATTGGGACGAGTTTCGTTAAGAAGAAGTCTCCCAGATTCGAGAAGATCGGAAGAAGATAAGAGCCGACTTGCTCGACGAGTTCGCCGCCGACAATTTTTAGACGACTCATCTTCCCCTCGAATGTGTCGGCCGCTACTGCCGCCGCTCCGCCGAAAGTCGCCGAGAGAGCTTGAACGGCTCCGTCGAAGTCTTTAGTTTTGACTAGGTTCTCATCGAGAGGGATTCCGAGCTTTTGTAAGCCGGCGACGTTTCCGCCGTATGCCTTCGATAATGCGATAGAGACGCTTTCTAAGTCCTTGCCGGTCGCCGCGCTAATGTCGGTCGCGAGTGTAAGTAATTCTTGAGAGCGTGTAACGTCTCCGGTCGCTCGCGCTAGATTCGCGAAAGCCGGCCTTAGTTGGTCGTCCGCGACTCCGATCTGAATCGACATTTTCCCGATCTGATCGTCGATCGCTTTGATCTGATCGTTCGTCGCCGAAGTATTCGCTTTAAGAGCCTGATTTAATAACTCGAAGCTCTTTTGGTCCTCTGCCGCCGCTTTTACTGCTAAGCCGATTCCGGTAGCGATAGCGCCGACGCCGACGGCCGTTACTGCCGCGATCTTCTTAAACGATCCTCCGAGGCGTTCGAGTGATCCTTCGGCTTCGCCTACGGCTTTCTTTAATGGTCCGGCGTTGCCGACGATGGAGACTGTAATCGGTTTAGCCATATAACTATCCTAGATCGTATTTCGTAATTAAAGAGTCCACGAGCGAGGCGTAGCGTTGAGCGACTTCGCTTCGACGTGAGTCGATCGCGTCATAAAAGAACGGATTAGGTTTTATCGCTCGCGACGGCCATCCAAAATGAATCGGGCCGGCATACGGGACGCCGACGCTTCCGGCTCTGACTTTCGCCGATTTTTTAGTCGAGACGTTCCGGATATTTGCGGCGAGCGCTCCGGTTAAAACGGGGACATATTTTTTAGATTCGCCGATAATGATCTCGGCGACTCTTTTATTTGTTTCTAAGAATTCTTCTTTATTGAGATCGAGCGCATCCGTTGAAAGCTTGCGGAGGTCGCGTTGCACTTTTGAAAGTCCTTCAATTTTGACGGCATCCGTCGGATTCGCACGGAAGCCGAAAGTTCCAGAAGCCATAGATTTATCTCGCTCTCGTTCTTGCTTGCGCGTCTGCTTGTTTCTTTCTTCTTAATAGCCCATCGTAGATGAGATCTAGGACCTCTGGCGAGGTTTCGATTAGTTCGTTAGGCGCGATCCCGGTTTCGATGGCGAGCTCGGCGATGTATTCACTAAACGAGCCTCGCGTTAAACTTTTGGGTCGTTGCCTATTTCTACGTCCGCGACGTTTTTCGACCATTCTTCGAATGGCTTGACTACGTTTCCGTTATCTTTGTCGGCGAGCCAAGCGAGATAGTAGAGATGTTCCATTCGAGTATCTGGACCATTGAACGCGGCAGAGATGCCACACTTAGCCCATCGTTCGAATGCGATTATTGCCGGCGGGTAGACGGGTAGTTCTACTGTGTTTCCATCGCGCCGCTCGACGGTGAGGCGTATTTTTAGCACGTTTTAGATTACGCTACGGCCTGCACTATTGAGCCGCCGGAGTAGGTGCAAGTAATCTCGACTAGCTCTCCTACGTTTACGACGATCGGAGCTTGAGCGAGATAGCCGCCGGTGTGGGTATACCTCGGCGAGCTCGCTCCGGGAGCGGTTGCGAGTGGCTCGTAGACGATGACGGAAGTAGTTCCGACGTCGCCAAAAGCGAATTGAATAGCTTCGGCTGTAGCGAAGCTTCCTAAGAGAGTGAAAGTAGTTTCGGAGTTCTCCAAGCCTGCTACGTTCTCGACATAAGTCGAGGCGAGAGTCGTAGCGTCCAGAGCCGGAAGAGTCTTCGTCATCGTGATAGAGCGAAGTTGATCGTTGAAGTCGGTTCCGCCTACCGTGAAGACGGTCGCTTTTCCGAGTTGAGTTACAGTTGCCATAGTTCTATCTTACTCCGTTTCTTCTGTAATAGTTTTAGCATACTTCTTAGATGCTTTAGTGTTTTTAGGTTCTTGAGTTATCGCGCCGATCGCCAAGCTTTTAAGAGGCTCGACTCCGACGGCCGCTAGATCCTCGTCGGTTACGATCTGGCCGGGAGTGAACGCTTTTAGACGCGACGAAACGACGACGTAGTTAGCCATTAGCCCCAGAGCTCCATCGTGTAACGGTAGGCGAGCATTTCCACGCCGCTAACACTAACCGAGATCGGAGTCGCTGTAACGACTCTCGAATTTGAGACCGTCGCGACGCCGTTTTTAGGTAGCGTCGGCGCGGCGTCTAGTTTTGCTTTAATCGAGGTCGAGCCGGTCGCCGACAAGAAACTATCTAGGTAGTCTTGCGCGGATCGTTCCGACATTCTGCCGGTAATAAGAATTAGGTCGATCGAGCCTCGATCTAGGCTATTTGCGAGCGTGTATTCCCAAGTTATAGCGATCTGACCGATGACGAGCGCCGGAGGGACTAGGCCGTCTGGGATCGTGTCGTAAACTCTTAATCCGGTGATATTGACGGCCGTTTTTACGCCGTCTCGAACGTCTGACGGGACCATCGTTACGCGAGAACTTCGCGTCTATATGGTCGGACCATCGCTTGCACGTCGCGACCTAGCGGCGACATTCTGATAGCGCCAAGTTCCGAGAGGCCGAGAACGCCTCCGACACTTGACGCACGTTTAACGAGATCAGTCGAGAGAATGAGGCAAGCTTCCTCGATGTCGTCTGGAGGTGTTCCGTTATACCATCCGAATTTGGCGGTTACTTGAACGCCGGGACGAAGATTAACGGGAGACGGGAAGAGCGTCGTTCCGACCATAGTTATTACTGTGAATGGTCGTTCTAATTGTGGAGCGTTTACGGGGTCGAGAATGTTGCCGCGATCGAGGTTTTAATCGAGGCGCTCTTCGCTCTTGGCCGTTTAGAGAAAGTCGATTCGGCTCGCGTCGAAATCTGTCGGCTTCTAGCTCGCGCCGTAGACGAGCATCCAGAGAACGCGAATCTCTGGAGACAATATCGAGAGGCCGAGGATATTCTCCGGCAGGTAGGCGCTAATGACGTCGAAGACTTTAACGAAGTCATCGCTTCAATTTGGCGCGATGCCGCGTTACGCGACGGCAAGGAATCCGAGTCGTAAAACTCGCGGACCCGAATTAGCGGCGATCGCCGCACGTTTAGGGACTCCGCTTATGGAATGGCAGAGGCTAGTCGCCGATGTCGGTCTCGAAGTCTTGGACGATGGTATAACGCCGGCGTATCGTGAGATCGTAGTTACGGTCCCTCGTCAGTCAGGCAAAACGGCGCTAGTTCTCGCTTGGGAATTACACCGCGCTTTAGCTTGGGGATCTCCGCAAGCGATCGCTTATACGGCTCAAACGGGATTCGATGCTCGCCGTAAGTTAATGGACGATCAAGTCCCGGCTTTACAGAATTCGACGCTCGCGCCATCCATTAAACGGATCTACACCGCTAACGGGAACGAATCTATTATCTTCCGAAACGGCTCAAGGATTCAAGTTCTCCCGTCTACACCTACAGCCGGACACGGTAAAACGCTTTCGCTTGCCGTGATAGACGAAGCTTTCGCCGACTATGAAGGCATCCGAGAAGCGGCACTCTTGCCGGCGATGGCAACTAAAAAAGATGGCCAGATCCTTATCGTTTCAACGGCGGGAACTTCGGAGTCTATGTTTCTTCGCCGCAAGGTAGACGCCGGACGGCAAGCAATAAAAGACGGCCTAATAAACGGCGTCGCCTACTTCGAATGGTCCGCCGATCCGGACGATGATCCGTTCGATCCTACGACTTGGGCTAAGTGTATGCCGGCCCTCGGCCAGACGATCGACGCCTCGACGATAGATCACGCGCTCGCGACGATGACGTTAACGGACTT